GCATGAATATCTAGATTCATTCGAACTTCATTTGCAAGCTCGCGCGTAATCATATCCTGAATAGGACGATAACCAAGCAATCTCCACATCCAATTCATAGGCACAACCCATGACTTAATGTAAGATTTCACAGAATCAACAACTATGGTGTTGACAGCGCGCGTTAGCTCGTTAGAATTTGGAATGAACTCATCACATTTGCAAGCCTTACCTTCATTCGCACACACGGAGCAAATGCACTGGCAAAGGGACCGTGGCAAACAACACTCGGACACATACTCAAGCTTTCGAAATCGCTCACGCGTTTTATGACATTTACCTGGTTGCGTTTGTGTTTCTTTGACAAATACACAACTGCTTTCAGATACTGCAACAATGACATGTTTACAGCGTCGACCAAAACACCTCGATCATTTGGCACCTTAACAGGCACAAAATGATAAGTGTAACCGGTTTGATGCTTAGAAGTCACACATTCCATCAAATCCAAATCCCATACATCAAGTGTCAGTGGCGCATCCTCAAGATCTGGATGACTTGTGTCAAGTGAAACACCACCAGGTAGGCAGTATTTCTGCTTAACTTTCACTCGAACGTGATAGAATCTGCGAAGAATGGATTCAGGACAATTGCTATAGTAACGGGCACCATAATCGTCCAAATTGGAAGTCATAACACCACATTTGAAATTGATAAAAACAACGCCCTTTGCATTCAACTCTGCCTTTACAGCTTGAGCAGCCACATTATTGAAAAACTTGATTATAACATCAGTGGGGAACCTCTCAACAAAATCTGGTTTTCCATTACCAATGTCATCCATAAATAACCCCAAGATGTCTGATGAATACGTAGAATCATACTTATCAAACATGTCTTTAGTCAAAATCAACTTGGGATCAAAGCTGTATCCCATTGCATTCAACGCAGTTTTCATTGTCAACTGAGCTAGAGTCGACTTTCCCACTCCAGTAGGCCCAGTCAAACCAAACCCTATTGGGGACTCTCGAATGCTAGTGTTACGATGTTTAGCAACTACTTTCTGTTTCAAGGACATCAGTGTCGAATAACGAGTTTGCATCCAAGCAGCTGTGGGCCCGTCAGTCTTGACGGCTTTCAATTCACAACAACGAATTATACACCCATCTAGGCGTTTCTCAAACTCGTGAATGTCCTTACAGGCTCCTGGAATGCGATCATCAAAATTTCCTGCAATGGCAAAATCGCCATTTGCATTCAACCAAT